GTATGATAGTAAGAAACATAATGAGATTATGTTGTCTGATAAAAAATATGGTTCTGTACATATTGTGTTGAAAGATATTATTAAAAAAAATAATATTGTTTTTGGTCGTGAAATGTTTAAGGGGGTGGGTCCTTTTTACTATAAAGTAACAGTAGCGGAAACATTTCAAATAAAATAAATTTTTATTTAAAAATGAAAGGGGTATGTAGTTTACATATCCCCTTTTTTTATATAAAATTATGATATAACAATCTAAAAATTATATAAAAATGGATAATAGTATCACAAAGTATTACTTAGTAAAAGTAGAGTTCGAAACCATTAATGAAAGTAATGGAAAACAAAAGAAAATTAAAACACAGTATCTTATTGATGCTATGACATGTACGGAGGCTGAGGCACGTGCTCGTGTTTATTTAAAAGATTCAGTAATGGATTATGAAATTGTAAATGTGAGTAAGAGCCCTATTGAGGATGTTATCCAAGTACCTGAACCAATTAAAGTGGTAACTAAAGCTTAATGTATTTTCAAAAAGTATGGTGATAATATGTCTTCAATGTTATCTTCATATTTTATTCTAATTAAACCAATATTGTTATTTAAACAGTATTGGTTTTTTATTTGATATCTAACTTTAAGTAACTCTAACTCTACCTCACCACCAAATTTACTTATAGGGTTAAAATGTTGTTCACCATCATATTCAATACAAGTATTATAATCAGGTAGATAAAAATCAAATGGTAATGGTTTTATATTTTTACAATAACGGAATCTATGTTGTGAAATAAAATTAATTTTATTTTCTTCTAAAAATTTTCTAATTTTTATCTCCCCTTTAGATGAATTACATACAGGACAACCCTTACCTTTTAAATGATATTTAGGTTTTTGTTTAAAATCACCATGTATAGGACATGTTATGATAACAGGTATTGTATTATGTACATAATTAGTTAATGAATAATTATATTTATTATAATGTACTTTTTTTGATTTATTTATAAAAATTTCTGTAGTATATGTTCTTTTTTGTATATCACAACATTTAAGACCATCATTTAATAAGTGATTATAAGGTATTTGTTCAATTATACCATGATCAGGGCATATAATTTTAATCTTAGTGTGATTATTTTTATAGTCTACTAATGAATAATCATATTTATTTCCGTGTATTTTTTTTGCCTTTTCTATGAAATCTTTAGTGGTATTTCTAACATTTAAACTACAAAATTTACACCCTTTACCAGATAAATGATTAAACGGTAATTGTTCAAACGTATTATGATGTTTACAAATAATTTTAACTTTTTCACTAGAATTCTTATAATCCACTAAAGAATAATCATAATTATCTTTATGGATTAATTTAGATTTTCTAATAAAATCCTCTGTTGTTAATTTGTTACTCATGTAATTTAGTGCCAATATTTTCTAGGTAAACCAATTTTTGTTGCCACCTTTTTAAAAACACCACCATGGTTTCTAGCCTCAGTATCTTTTAAACCATGAGCCGCATGAATTAATTCATGTTTAATTATATCCTCAACATATTCGGTATCATTTAAAGCATCTGGGTGGATTTTCATAACACCAATATCTTTTTTACTTTCGGGGTGTTTAAATGATCCTATTTTTCCGTCTTTAATTTTATCGTCTACTTTTATAACAATGTTATCATCACTTACAGGTTCCTCACCAGTAACATCTTCATAAGCTTTCTCAACTTTTTTTTTAATAACATCCTTCATTTTATCAACTTTTTTGGTTTCCCTAGGGAATTCTGAATTTTTTGTTGCCTTTTCTTGTGCGTAATCAACAGAGTCTTTTAACCCATTTGAACGATGTTCAATATATTCTTTAAGTATTTTTTTAATATTTCTTCTCATCATAAATAAATATCTCATTTTTTTTATAAAAATTTTTACTTTTTTATATTGACTTCTTGCACTTTGCTGTAGGCAAACATATTTATAAACAAATCTCGCAGATAATAGTGAGATTATAATTATTACAAAAAATAATAAATGAAAATGGCTAACGCAAAGAAATCAATTATCGAGGAAGCTCTTCTTGAGGCACAACAAATTGACGCCGCTTTCAAATCCAACGCAAAAGAAATACTGACTCGTACAATGAGTTCAGAAATTGAAGAAATGGTAAAGGAATCATTAACTGGTTCGAAAAAGAGATTGAAAGAAGATGAGGATGAAAATGAAGAATTAGATCTTGACCTTACTGATGACGACACCGAAGAAGGTGACGAATTAGAAGGTGGAGAAGAGGAAGAAGACGTGGATTTAGATCTTAACCTTGACACCGAAGAAGGTGATGAGGAAGATGAAGAAATGAATTTTGACCTTAACATGGGTGATGAAACTGAAGAGGATGATTTTGACCTTGATTTAGGCGATGAGTCTGAAGAAGGTGAGGATATGAACCTTGGTGGAATGGACCTTGACTTAGGTGATGATACCGAAGAAGGTGAGGAAGAAGGTTATGAAACCGTTGACCTTACTCAACATAACGATGCAGACGTAATCTCCGTTTTTAAAAAAATGGGCCCAGAAGATGAAATCGAAGTTGTTAATGACAATGGTATGGTTACTCTAAAAGACAACAAATCTGGTTCTGAATACAGAATCGAACTTAACCCAACTGGTGGTGTATCTAATGTTGAAATGGGAGACATGGATATGGAACTTGGTGAGGATATGAACGAGTCTGAAGAAGTTATATACGAAATTATAGTAGATGATGAGGAAGAAGAAGAAGAAGAGTGTGAAGGTGATGATTGTAAAGAAGAAGTAGAAGAAGAATATATGTCTGATAAAAAAGAATATATGTCTAATTCAAAATCTAACAATACAGATTTTATGTCACGTAACATGAAATATAGACAAATTGAAAAAGGGCAAGGTAATAGAGCCGGAATCCGAAAAGAGTCTACAGCTCCACAAATCACAAAACTTATCAAAGAAAATACAGATTTAACTACAAAACTTTCTACAACTGAAGTTGAAAATTCTGAATTAAAAGAAAATCATACTAAAATGGTTGACGCTCTTAAACAATTCAGAAAGAAACTTCAAGAAGTAGCAGTGTTTAATAGTAACCTTACTTACGCAGTAAGATTGTTCACAGAACAATCAACTACTAAAGGTGAGAAACAAGAAATTTTAAAAAGATTAGATTCGGCTAAAGATTTAAAAGAATCTCAGTCTATTTATAAACAACTTGTAAAAGAATACTCAAACGGTAAAGCTCCTATCAAGGAATCAATCGATGAGAAAATCAATAAAACTGCTTCAAGTGGGGCAGCACAAATTAGTGAACAAAGTGTTTTCGTACATCCAGAGTTAAAAAATATGAAGAAACTTTGGGAGTATGATTATAAAAAATAATAATAAAATAACAAAAAATTAAACCAAATAAAATGGGATATTTATTAAAATCAGGTGAGGTTGGTAATATCGGACTTAAGCATCAAAAAGCTGTTCGTGAAGCAACTGTAAACAAATGGGAATCTTTAGGATTCTTAGAAGGCTTAGAAGGCCATATCAGAGAAAACATCGCTCTATTATACGAAAACCAAGCATCAGTTCTTATCAATGAGGCTGACAATGGTGGGACAAACACAATTGGTGGAGGATCTACAGGTCACTTCGAAACTGTTGTATTTCCAATCGTTAGACGTGTGTTCTCTAAATTATTAGCGAATGATATCGTATCAGTACAAGCATTGAACTTACCAATCGGTAAATTGTTCTTCTTCGTACCTAAAGTTTCTGACAGAATCGGAGATTTAGCTGTTGCGAATGATGAGTCAGAACACGGTGATATTTATGTTTCTGCTTGTGTAACGGGATGTAATTTATCATCATTCGGAGAATGTTTCAAAAACATGTATGACAGATTCTATAACGATGGAATGTTTGATCAATCAAAAGGTAAAATTACTTTGAAAGCGGCTACAGGTACTTGTGTTACTTGGACAGCTTGTACAAGTGGTATGGAATTTACTCCTGGTCAAGGGCCAGCAGCAGCTGACGGTTCACTTCGTCACCAAATTATCGAAGTTACAGGATTTGCACCAAACGGTGCTGGTTCATTAGTTGGTCCTGACGGTAATGTAATGGATACAGAATCTTTCTTAGCTTCTTTAAATGTTGTAGCTAACGCAGCTATTCTTGACCCAGCAGGTCAAACTATTTTAGCGTTAGGTGATTCAATTCCTTTCCGTTTGATGACTCAAAAATATGGTAAAGGTATTGTTGATTACGGTAGCATCTGTTCAGCTGACGGAAAATTATACATTGAATTAGATTTAACTCATCCAGTTTGTGTTTCTTGTGGTTCAAATACTTTTGATGGTTATATCGGAGCTGTTCGTACAGGACAAACTGATTGTGATTACGCAATAGTTTATAACTCATACTCTGACCTTGAAGGTGAATCAGAAATGGGAGAAGTTTCTTTTGAACTTCAATCTGTAACTGTATCGGTTACTGAAAGAAAATTAAGAGCTACTTGGACTCCTGAATTAGCACAAGAT